GACGCCCAGCTCGTCGTCGCGCCGTCGACGGTGATGTCGGCCGTGTAGCCGCTGATCGTCATGTTGGCGGCCACATAGATGCGACCCCCGAGAACCGCTTGCAGCCCGGTAGTTTGTGACCCGGTGCCAGTGATGACGGTCGATGAGCTGTTGTTCGTGAGCTGAGCGCCTTGCGCGTAGACGCCAACCGGGCAGCTGAGAATCGCCATCGCAGAAACGAAGGTCACAGCCCCGCCAGCAACCCCCGCGCCGCCCGAGAGGTAAAAGCCCCGTGTTGAGCCGCCTGCGGTGCACTGCACGCGCGATGCGCCAATGCTCGAGCTGTAAAAGCCGTCGTTCAGGTCGTCGACCACTGCAAGCGCTGCGCTGTTCGTCGAGGTAATTTGAACAGCAGTGAAAGCGCCGCTCGTCGCCCTCAACACCGAGCTGCCTGCGCCGGCGCCGCTCTCGAAGAACGAGAAGCCCGCGGCCACCGCATTCGCTCCTCCGTTGGTGCTAGAGCCCAGCAAAGCCTGAGAGGTGCCCGAGCTCAAGTAGCTTCGGTCTACATTCACGTACGTGCCGAAAAGCGTGGTCAACCCAGTGCCCGAGGTGTTGCCGTTGATTGAGCACTCGACAAAGGCGACCTGATTCGGGCCATTGAGACGGGCCGCACCGGTCGCCGAGGTCGATGGCGCGAACTTCATCCGCGTGAAGGTGATGGCGCTGCCGCTGAGCGCCGTGGCCGATGCTCCGCTGTTGCGCACTGAGCCGTTGCCCTCCAAGCGCAAGGTGAGTGCAGTGCCAGCGGCGACGTTGGGAATTGCTGGGGAGTTCACCGCCGTGCTTGCGACCGAGCCCCAGTCGCGTATCGCGTAGGTGCTTGAGCTCGTCGGCGCGGTCCCCCAGGTGCCAGCGATGGTGATGACCGTCGAGGTGTTCGTCGTGATGATTCGAGTCTGACCGCTGCCGGTGCCGCCGGTGATTTCGAGCAGCTTTCCTTTGAGGTTGTCTGAGGTCCAGCTCTGGCCGCTGTCGGTGAGCGTGCCGAACGTCGTGCCGCTGCCGGCGCTGCCAGCGGTGGCCGTGCCTGTTGCTGTGCCGGTCGCGACAGTCGCGTTGGTCAGCGTGCCGACCCATTTGATGAACGCCCCGTTCGACACATCGGCGGGGTCAAAGCTGTGGCCGTAGACGTAGAGCCCCGAGTAGCTGCCGCTCGCAACGTTCACCGTGACCGGGTGCCTCACGAGCTTCGGTATCTTGTTCTCAGCGCCCTGCAGTGTGGCGCAAGCGCCGGTGCCGGTCGCCGTGCATGTGCCCGTGTCGCTACCAGTCGGGTCGACATACAGCGTCAGGGCCGACACGGTCTTCGTCACCACATTGGCAGCGGGCGACGGGGTGGGGCTGGCCGCAGCGAGCGCCACCAAGAGAGCCAAGCTTGTCATTTGCCACCCCTCGAAACGACGCCGCGCAGCACGCCGGCGATGCGGTTGGTGAAGCCTGCGGCGAACGTGTTGAGCGCCCGCTCAAGCCACTTGTAGCCCTTGGTGCCCGGGTGAAAGCGGCCCCAGTGAATGCCCTCGTGCACAGCGGCGGCCTTTTCGTCGGTGTAGCCGACGAGCACGGCGACGCGCGTCTTTGAGACTTTCGTGGCGACGACTGCAGAACTGCGAAGCTCGCCACCGGCCACCGGGGCCAACGACTGCGCAGCTGACCGAAGCGACTCGCCCTCGCGCGGCAGCTCTTGCTTCATCGCGTCGAGAAACTGAGGCTCGAGCTTTCGAAGCTTGCGCTTGAGCTCGTCGGCGCCCTCGAGGCTCATCAAGATATTGACCCGGGCCATTAGAGATCGACCTCGTAGAGGGTCATGGAGCCGCTCAGCGTTTCGCCGGCGGTGACTGCGAGCGGCTCCCGAGCTTCTCTCGCTGAGCTCGTGTCGCTCCCGGGCAGCCAGATGCGGTCGGTCAGCGCAATGGCTGAGACCGTGTAGATGCGGTGCGAGGCCTGCGACTCTTGCCCGTTTGCCCGACGAATCAGCCGCCGCTGATTCTCGATGCGCGCCGGCATGGTGCGCTGAGCTCCGAGGGTCGCGGCGCCGGTCGACGAATGCCCAGTCACCGAAGCGACGGTGATGGTCGACCGCAGGTTGTGGGTGATGTTCATCGGTCACCCCACCGCCGGCACGCGGTACCGGCTGAGCATGCTCACCACTGAGCCGGGCAAGTAACCCTCGCTACCCCCGGCGCCCTCGGCAAAGTAGGAGACCGAAGCACTACCCACAGACTCCGAGGCGATGCCAAGTGCCGGTGCGCCGCGATACATCGCGCGCACGACGTCAATGGCTGCTTGCTCGAGGTCGTAGGGCAGCGAGCGGGCAGGGCCACTCCACCCGCTTGAGCCGGCCTGAGCCGGGGTTACCCACCCGCCGGCGTAAATCACCGTGATGCTGCGCTTCTCTGAGCCCGGCAACAAGTCGGCCTGCGGTGGCAAGAGTGACCGCGTGAGGCCGGTGAAGGGCCACCCCGTGTCGCGGTACACGAGCCCCGTCTCGGAGTCTTCGACCGAGTACTCGTCGGCGTCGACCTCGGAACCATCGGAGAGCGTGACCGAGGTGATGCTCAGCACCGGAGCTCGGGAAAGCACCAGGCGGTTGGTGCCATAGCCTGCGACGAGCTCAGTGTGTGCGCTCGAGTAGTGCATCAGCGGGCGATTCAGGTGCTTACGAATCGCGTCGCTTGCAGCGCTCAGAAGGCGCGGCAGCCGAGGGTCGACGCTCGTGACCCCGCCACCGAGCTCGGTGGCAAGAGTCGCATACGTCGAAAGGTCTGAAGCCTGCTCGGCCACCGTTCACTCCTCTCGGGCGCGGCGACCCCGGGTTACTTCTTCGGCGCAGGCGCCGCGGCGGCTTCTTTCTTCTCTTCGACGGCAACGTACTCGCCGCCCTTGTTGGCCACGATGTGCGCCGCTTCTTCTTCGCTGAAGCCGGCGACCTCGCCGGGCATCAAGTTTTTGTAGTGCTTCGAGAGCTTCACGACCTTCATGGCCATCACTGACTCCAGGGTCTGGGGTTGAACCTCTAAGGTGGGGGCCAGTGCCGGCGGGCAAGAGCTCGAGGCTCAGAGCCCGCCATGTAGGCGCCAGCCCCCGTGTTTGCGTCAGTCGTCTGACTGAGCCGGCATCTCAACCGCGCCGCCGAGCACGATGCTGGCCGCGCACGGCAGGGTGGGCGAGGTGCCACCCGTCAAGGCGACGACAGCGACCGCCCTGATGTACTGCTTGGCGCCGCTGAGGTCGATGCTCTTGCGCTTGCGGGTGCTGTCGGCGGTGATTTGCGCGACGGCGCCAGAAGCAGCAACACCGCTCACCGGCACGAAGTCGGTGTAACCGGAGCCGCTCGAGTCGGAGTGCTGCAGCTTCACGTCGAGGGTCTGCGCCGACGGGCCGCCCGTCGCGGCGCCGGTGACCGCTTCGAGCACGCACGACTGAAAGCCCCGGCGGTCAAAGCCGGTGCCGTTGGTCGTGCCAGCGGTTCGCGCTGCGGGCACTACACCGATGGCCATCTTCACCTGCGGGCCGATGCCGTGAACTTGGTCTGAAGCCATGTGAGTCTCCTTTGTGAACTGCCTTGCTGTGAGTTGCGGGGGCTGGGCTCGAACCAGCGACCTCCGGGTTATGAGCCCGGCGAGCTACCAAAGCTGCTCCACCCCACAAGAAGCGCCGGGCGGTGCCGACCACCCGGCGCACTACCCTTGCCGCTACCCGCCCCAGGTGACGCCAGTCACCATGGAGAATGACGTGTTGTGTCGAACCGCGACGTCGTAGCCGCTCAGCGCGCGCACGACCGACTGGTCGGTGCTGATGCCGCTCACGACTGCCGAGCCGTCGTAGAAGGTGCCGTTCATGAACGCTTCGAGCTCGGTCTGGTTCGGGTCGTCGCCCACGATGCAGTCAGACCACTGGCCGAAGTACACCTCCGACTCGTTGGTGCCGCCGCCCAGGTTCTTGGGAATCTGCGACGTGGTCTTCACGGGGAACCCGTAAAGCTGATTGCTCATCAGCCACGCCAAGAACACATGGTTGCCGTTCGAGTCGAGGGTCGCCATCAGGTCCCACTTGACGCGGGGGTGCATGGCGAAGCCTGCAGCGGTGAGACCGATGTCGCTCTCGTCGACGAGCCGAATCGCCTTCACCAGGTCGGCGACCTTGTTCGCCAGCGCGGTGCCCGACTGAGCGTTGCTGTTCGCCGAAGCGATCCAGTTCTTGATGCCCTTCGGCGTGAACTCGGTGCCACTGCCGCGCAAGATGTTGAGGTCTTGCTTCAGCGCCATCACACGAATCAGGTCGTCGCGCACGAACGCCAGCGCGCCGGCGCTGGGGTTGCGCATCATCTCATTACTGACCGCGACGAGCGCCGCCTGCTTCTTGGCCTTCAGGCTGATGGTGCCAGTCGCGGGGGTGCTCGGCGTGATGTTTGCGGCCTCGCCGACCATGTAGGCGGTCGCGCTGCCGGTCTGCTTGCCGAGGTCGAGCGAGCGGTTGATGTCGATGTGCCGCACGCCCAGAGCGCCGGTCACCGTCGCGGCGTAGAGCATCTCGATGAACTCACCCATCGCGGGGGCAGGAATCAGCGCGCCACCAGAGGCGAAGCTGCCCTCGCTCATCGCACGCGCGACGCGAGCGAAGTCGGCGTCGCTCTCAGCTCGCCGCTTCGCAGCCTCGACCGGGGTCACCCGGTTGAGCTTCGACTCGGCATGCACCAAGAGGCACCGCATAGCGTCGAGGCCGCGCCCGCCGTGCGGGTCATGGGCAACGATGCCGCGCTCGCGGTCGCCAACGGCGCGCGGGAACGCATAACCGCCGTTGCGCATCTCCTGCTCGACAGCGCGGGCCACGATGGTCGAGACGTCGACGCCCTTCAGGTCGCCATCGAGCTGCCGGCGCTTGAGGTCTTCGTTCGCCTTCTCTCCACCCTCGATGATTTTTTCGGCCAAACCGGCGCGAACCTCATCTCGAATGATTGACTTCACGTCGGTTTCGGTCAGTTCCACAGTGCTCTCCTTCAGCTTCGCATAATTTGCGTTATGTCAACTTTGATTCTGGGGTGCTCAGGGAGTGAGTCGTCCACGGCGACGCGCGAGGGCCGCGCGCACTTCGTCAGCAGTCGCCGACCGAACGAGCTCGGCGAAGTTCTGGGGCACCTTCAAGACCCGGCGCTCTGGCGGCGGGGGAGGGGCCGGGGGCTCAGTGCGAGCAGGCGCTTTTGCCCTTTCGGGAGCGGTCGGCGCAGGGGGCTTCACGGCAGGCGCCGGGCGCCGCACGGGCATGTGCCGCAGAACCGGAGCAGCGAGCTCATGATTCGCCATGCGAAGCACGAGTTCGGTCTCGTCAGCCTCGAGCTTGCGGCCTTCGGCCACCGCGTTCGCGTTGCCGGGCAGATAAACGACCGAGATTTCGAGAAGCTCCTGCCGCAGGTAGTCGGTCGGAGGGCTCCAGAAGTCTTTCCACTCGTCGCCGGTCTCACGCTCTTCGGCGTATTGAGACTCGATCGGCGAGAACCCCACCGACGTCGCGAGCACGCCGCGGTCGACAAGCGCGAGCACGCGGTCAGCTTCGGGGTGTTCTTTGGTCGTGAAGAACTCGAGGTCAGCCTCGAGCGCATCGCCGACCTTCTCAACCCTCAGCGCCTTACCGATGACCGGTATGTCGTCGCTGGTGTAGCCGTGCTGAAGCAGCACGACTGGGTTCTTTCGAAAGTTGTCGAGCTCCCACCCGTCGACATTGATGGTCGAGTTGTAGCGGTCGACCGAAGCATCAGAGACGCGAAAGCGGCGCACCCGGTCGTCGACCTTGGTGACCTCTGCTGCTGCTTCGCGTCTGAGACGAGCGAGCGTCATGGGGTAAGCGTCAAACTCGGCATTCACACGAAAAAAGCGCTCATCTGCGGCGCACCGCCCAAGGTGGGTCAGAGCTTCGATCGCTCACGAGCGCGAGCTGCTTCTCGCCTTCAGTCTCCGACTCGCCGTCGGTCTCGTCGTCGGCGTCTGGCTCGACGGGCGCCGGTGCTGGCGTTTCACCCGCCGGCAGCTGCCCAGGCTGGCCAACGAACACGCCGTCGAACGCTGGCAACGGGCGGTAACCCGCCTCTGCGCGCCATTCGTTGAGGTCGAATGCGCTGGGCTGGGCCCGCATCACGTCGAGGTCGCGGCCCGCATCGCGCGGCGGCATCCTCTCGCACTCGAGCACAAGCCGCTCGTCGTACTGCGGCACGAGCTGGTGCTGAATCTCGCAGCGCAGAAACTCCTGCCGAGGGTAGACGACCCCGTCATACAGAATGAAGTCAGCTGCATCGATGGTGCTGCGGTTGCTGTTCTCAATGATGCCGATGGTTTCAGGCGGCACGTTGAACACCTGGGCGACCGTGTCGCGCTGCAGCCGCCGGAGCTCAGAGATTTGTTGCTCTCTGAACGAGGCATCGAGGCGCGCAAAGTTCATCTCGCCGGCTGCGAAGTAACCGCGGTGCGCATTCGATGCGCCGCGAAAATCGCGGTCCCATTTTTCTTTGGCGAGCTTGAGCTGCTGTTCGGTTGCGCCCTTAAACGACACCATGAAGCCGGGCACCGCCGAGTTAAAGAACCAGTTCTTGAGGTACTTCGCGGCGAACTCGTCGGTTTCGAGCTCGTCGCCGAGCGACTCGGCGACGCCGGTGCCTCGACCGTATGGGTTCGAGGGGTCGGGGTCGCGCAGCCACATCATGTCACCCCGCGGCACCACAACCTGAAAGGCGCCCGAGCTGATGCGGAAGTTCGGCCAGTCTTGTCGCGGCGTCTCTTGAACCCAGTGCGGCGGCAACGGCAGGTAACCGACTGGCACGCCCAGCTTGTCGCGGCGCAGCAGCCAGAAGGCTTCGCCCTTGATGTCGAGCCAGGCCTGACTTACCTGCAGCGATGCGCGGCCGGTGAGTTCGTCGTTAGGCCTGGCCAGCAAGCGCAGCAGCGGGTGGTCGACGACCTCCCGAAGCAGCCCGTCGGCCCGGAGCTGTTCGCGTCGAGCTCGACGCGCTCGGTCGTCGCCGTACGCGAGGTGCATGTCGGCGATGGGGCGATCGACTCCGAACCTGAAGGCGGGAACGGCGCGACCATTCGTCGTGAGCGGTTCGTCGGTTCGCACGTACAAGTGCCACTGCGCCCCGGCCACCCCGCGCGCGATGCGGCTCGTCACAGCACGAAGCCACGGCGCCTCACGATAGAGGGCAATGAGCTCACGGGTGCCGCGCCGTGGTGCTGTCGACCAGCTGGCCGACGAGCCAATCACCCCGCCCGCGGCGGCAACGTCGCCGGCGGCGATCGCCGCTCTCGTGCTCCGCCCGAAGATACCTGCGACCGAAGACCAGAAGCCCATTCACGGCACTTCGTAGCGGCCGGCATTCACACGAAAGCGAAGCCGACAGCCTCGACCAAGAGCTCGTGCATGCCCCAGCACATCGCATCGGTGCGGTCGTCGCGCCTGCCATTGATGCCGGTGAACACCCGCATCTGTCGCTCCATCTTCGCCCAGTTCTCGTGATGCCCGACGTGGTGCACTTTGCCTTGCTCGTATAGGGCCGCCACCGGCTCGGCCCGCTTGGCTTTGCCGCGCATTGCGCGCACCGCTTTAAATGGAATGTTCGGGTCAATGGTTCGAATCGTGGCCTCGACCATCTCGCCGCCCGAGTTGATTTCGGCGACCACCCACTCCGCCTTGTGCTCGTAGAACGCTTTGACCACCGCCCGCGCCCATGCGTCGGGCCCGCCCCGCATCGAATGGTCTTTCAGCACATAGCCGTGACCATCGAACCCGCGGCCACACGCGACGATGCCCGTCTCGTCGCTGCCGGTCTCTGAGGTCGGGGCGGGGTCGACGGCAATCACGACGCGCTCAAGCGACGGGGCTTCGGGCACCCGCAGGCGGTCGATGACCACCTGATTGAACAGCGCGCCGGGCATGTCTTCGAGCACCTCGGCGTGCACCTCCTGCCGACCGAGTCGGGTGCCGTCGTAGAGGCGCTTGATTTGCTCAATGTACGAGCGTGCCAAGTTGGCTGCGTTGTCGAACGTGCTGCCTCTGGTGACGAACGTGTGCGGGTCTTTCAGTAGCTCCAGAATGAGGGGGATCGGTTTCGGTGTGCCCGTAACCACCGCCCGCGGTTGCTGCCCAAGTCGGAGCCCAAGCATGAGGTTCGGCCATGTCGTTTCGTCGACCCATGAAGCCGGCTCGTCGCCCCATGCGAAGTGATGCTGCGGGCCGCGTAGGCGCTCCGCTTCTTCGGCGGTGAACAGCGTCGCGCGTGCAGTGTTGGGCCAAGTCAGTCGTCGCTTTGAAACCTCGAATCGGGGGTAAGCCCATGGTGGCGAACAGGCGAGAATCCCCGAATCACCTTCGACCATCGTGTCGCGGGCATCTGCTGCCGTCGGGGCTATCAGGGCGATTCGAGCCCCGGGGTTTGCCTCGGCCCACTGTCGAACTGTCTCGGCACCCGTGCGCGTCTTGCCGAACCCGCGGCCCGCTAGAATCAGCCAGACCATCCACGAACCGGGCGGTATCAGTTGGTTCGCTCGGGCCCACAAACCACCCCAGTCATACAGAAGCGCGAGCTGTTCCCGCGGCGAGAGCTCGTCGAGCAGCTCGTCGACGGCGCGCGCAAACACCCCCGGAGGTGCGTGGGCGACGAGCTCGCGCACAACCGCGCGAAGGTCTGGCGACGCCTGCAGCTCTAGAAGCCGATCAGCCTCCGCCCGCTGGTCCCCCGGCAGCCTCACCAGCAGGCGCTCGAGCGTCGACGACTCTGTCTGATTCTCCTGCCGCTGCGGCTGCGACGGTGAGTGTTGCTGCTCCGAGCTTGAGTAGTTTTTCTCGGAGTTGGGCGCGGACATTTTCAACCTCTGGCTTGTCGTCGTCGCCGTCGTTCAGCGTGAGCTCTTGGCGCCGCGCCCATTCTTTGCCGTAGCGGCGCTCGAGCACGCGCATCGCTGAGCGAGGGTCGATGGCGGCGTCTTGAAATGCGAGCTCGGCGAACCTGAACTCGCCGTGAGCTTCGGCGGCCTTCACCGCGTCGTAGACTCGGCGCGTCGGCGCGTCGGGGTTCTGTTCTTCTTTGCCGCGCTGCATCCACTTTGCGAGCGTGTCTTCGTCGACGCCCGCGCGGAGTGCGGCGACGCGGCGTGTGTGCCCGCGGCTGAGCGTTTCGCTCAAGCTCTCGATGATGGCGGGGGTGATGCTCGACGCGGGCCCGCGCGGCGGCGGTCGCATCGGTGGCGCCTGCGGCTCGTCGGGCTTCTCTTCGGCGCGCGCCGGCGCGAGCGTCAGCGAATCACCCCGGTCGTCTGACACTTCTGTCGGCGGTTTCTCACCCTTCGGTCGCTTCGCTTCTTTGTCGCTCTTGCGCCGACAGTCGCGGCACATCGCGGCGAAGCCGTCGGCCAGCGCCTTGTTACGTGAAAAGAATTTCTTCGGGTCTTTGAAGTCGCCGCAGCGACAGCAGCGCTTCTCGCCCTTCGCGTTCCAGCCCTTCTTCACGCTCTACAGACTCGCGGGCGGCATTCACACGAACGGAATTACTGAAAATTCCGCGCGCGACCGCTCGCGTTG